GGGATCGAGATGATTGTAGTTAGTTTGATGTCCATTTTTAAAGGGTTGATGTTAGACATTGACCTAGACCCGTTCACTTCAAGATATTTAGTTCATCGTTATAAAAACGAGGGTACTAAATTTCTAACAGTGACCCTTCCAAAACTTTCAGCTTCGCTCCTTCGGTCCCTTGAATTAGGGTACTTCGATAGGAGTGAGTTGACTTGTTTTGCATGGAAAGGCTGCTCTCTCCGATATTTTCGAAGTTTGCTTAATAAGATCTTTGATGATAAAGGAAGAGTCCGTGAAGACGCATGCCCTGTTGCCATTTGGCAATTACGACAACTGTCGGAATATTTCTACAAGCTTGCGCTTGATTTCGACTTAGAGACGCTCACGGCGTCAGAAGAGAAGTTTGTTGAAAACGATCTCTTACTTGACGGGTTTGACCAAGATTTAAAAGTCGCTGACAGATTACGCAAAGATTTTGAGACACATTTCGATTGTTCGAAAAGTTTGCCTCATCATGTTCTTGCATCTGCTGCTCCTCGTTCAGGACCCGGTACTTTTTCTGGGTGTACTTCTTTTTGGTACACATTCAAAGAAAGATCGGATACCGTTCATGGATATACGGCGCATTATCGTGCGATGTCAGGGTATTTTAAGCCCTACCCGGGATCACCTATCAGAATGAAATTGTTAAAATCTGACACTTCTGAAGTGTCAGAATTACTTTTCGTTCCGAAGGACTCTCGAGGCCCACGCACGATTGTTCGTGAACCTTTCCATCGCTTAAAAGCGCATCTTGGTTTCTTTGACTGGTTTTCAAGTCAGCTTAACGCTAACTCAAACGGTCGAGTCAATTTCCATGATCAGCAGATCAATCGTGATCTTGCTAAACGAGCTTCTGTGACTAAAGAATGGGCAACCATTGACCTCAAAAATGCTTCTGATTCTGTTTCTTACAGAATAGTTAAGAAGATTTTTGAAAACTCTCCGGCTATACGCTTTTTCGTTAATCAACGGACTAGCTATGTTAAGCTTAAAAGTGGAAGACTTCATAAGCTTCGCAAACTAGCGGGGATGGGAAGTGGTTTAACATTTCCTACACTTTCTCTTCTATGTTACCTTGGTAGCATACGCGCTATTTGTGACAGTACCCGT